ACCCAAATGGAGGTGAAACAATAGTCCAAGAAACTACTTCTTATGTTCCTGGATATAATGATATGAGAGGTGGTTCTCAAGTTATTAAATACAAAGATGGATATTTAACGATAATTCACGAAACTGATTTATATGATTCGGTTCAAGGTAGGAAGAACGGAACATATAGGCATAGATTTGTATATTGGAATCATGATTTTACAGAACAAAAATTTTCTAAATTATTTTCTTTCTTAAACATGAAAATAGAATTTTGCTGTGGTTTGACAAAATATAAAAATGATTACCTAATTACATTTGGTGCATCAGATAATGCTGCATATATTTTAAAAATTTCTGAGTCTTTTCTGGAGGATTTTATCAATGAATGAACTAATTGATTTTTGTTTGGATACAGAAAATCCTGAAAAAAATTATAAACTAGCTCAGTGGTATGAGAAGCAAAATCATACCGCATCAGCACACGTTTATTATTTTAGAGCAGCAGAAAGGACAGAGAATAAAAATTTTGCATATACTTCACTTCTTCGTTCTTCCGTTTGCTATAAAAGTCAAGGAAAACGAGATGCAACTGAAAAATTATTAATTCATGCTGCTTTATCTTTTCTGACAGAAAGACCAGAGGCATACTATTTTCTTTCTTTGTTTTATGAAAGAAAAGAAGAATGGGACCAATGTTATTTGTATGCAGACTTTGGATTGAAATGTTATGAAAATGAGGTTGAATCAATAGATTTGCCAGAATATCAAGGAAAGTACGCACTTATTTACCAAAAAGCACTTGCCTCCTGGTGGTGGGGAAGAGGTGAAGAAAGTAAAAAACTTTTTCAGTTACTTAAAGATGAATATTGGAATGTGATGAACAGTGATTATAAAAATCTTGTTAATGAAAAATTATTTACTTTTTTTAAGCAAGAAAGTGCAAAATACTCCAAGGAAGTAATAAACGTTGATAATGCAATTTTAGAAAAATATACTCTTGAAAATAAAGATTTGAAGGTCAGTAATAATGAAGAAGTCGTGGAACCAAATACAATAAGAAAAAAAATAGGTTTTGATGTTGGAGCATGTGTTGGTGAAACAATCTCTAAATTTGATGGGTTTGATAAAATCTATGCATTTGAACCAGCTCCTCATGTATTTAATATTCTTGTTGAAAATCATAAAAATGATCCAAGAATTGAATTTTATGAGATGGCAATATCTGATGAAGATGGAGTAAAATCTCTAAAGTATCATGACAATTATGGTTATTCTTCATTTTTAGAAATTGATAAAGAAGGAGAATTTGCAAAAAAATGTCAAGAGTTTGATCCAGGTTTTGATAATATCGTATCAATAATTGATGTCCAAACGAAAAGGATTGATACTTTTATGCAAGAAAATTGCATTGAACATATAGATTTTCTCAAAATAGATACACAAGGAAATGATTTAAATGTAATTAAATCTCTTGGTAAAATGATTGATAAAGTTGATACTATAGAGTTGGAAGTTCAGATTAAACCTTTGTATAAAAATTCAAGTTCTAAAGAAGAAATTGTAGATTTTATGCAAAAGAATAATTTTAATCTCATATCAGAAGAAGCAAATAATTTTTTACTAAAAGATTATGAAGAACGACTAACTTTTAAACAAAAAAAAGATAAATCTTGTTTTTCTATTAATGAATATAAAAAATCAACTTCTTGGATTGTAGATAATTTTTATAATAACCCTGATGAGATTCGTAAATTTGCTTTGGAACAAGAATTTGGAGATGAAAGTGTAATTACTGGATTTGTTGGAAGAAGAACATTTAATCAATTTTTATTTCCCGGATTAAAAGAAGCATTTGAATCTGTGATGGGTAAAAAAATCACAAAGTGGGAAGAACACGGAATGAATGGAAGATTCCAAATCTGTTGGTCTGGGGAAAGATTAGTCTATCACTGTGATAGTCAAAGATGGGGAGGTATGATTTATCTCACACCCAATGCTCCATTTCAATGTGGAACTACATTATATGCTGATAAGAAAAATAGAGCAAGAACTTATTATGACCAAGGATGGGATGAATATTGGGCTAATACCCCAGGAGATTGTCATTTAGACAGAACACCATTTGAACCTGTAGATGTATTTGGAAATGTATATAATCGTCTTGTAATTTTTGATGCAAGTTGTATTCATTCTGCTTCAGAATACTTTGGAACTAATAAGGAAAATGCAAGACTATGGCAAATGTTCTTCTTTGATACGGAGGATTGATAATGAACGAAAAATTAATAAATTTTCCCCCAGTTTATTATATTTCTTTAAGTGATTCTACCGACAGACAACAATCATTTGAAAATCAATTTATTTTAAATGGAATTGAAAATGTAAAAATGATTGAAGCATATGATGGTAGGAAAGAAGATTATAGGAATAAACCCGATATTGTTGATGGTCTTCATTTTGAGTCTATGGATTCTGGTGCAATTGCTGCTACAATTTCCCATTTAAAAGCAATATCAGAGTGGTATTATAATTCAGATTCTGATTATGCAATCTTTTTTGAAGATGATATGGCAATAGAATCTATAAATTATTGGAATTTCAATTGGCAAGAATTTGCTAAAGAATTACCAAAAGATTGGAATGTAATTCAATTATCATTAATTAAATCAGAGATTCAAGAAAGTGATATGAAATTGAATCATAGAAATTGGGATATAAATTGGTCTGCAGGAAGTTATTTAATTAAAAAAACTTATGCTAAAAAATTAATAGATTTATATTTTAATAATGAAAAATATTTTTTAAAAGTTGAATATAATGAGGAAACAATTCCTTATATAGAAACTATTTTGTTTTCTCCTGCAGTTAAAAATGCATATACAATTCCCTTATTTTATGAAAATATAAATTTTGCTTCAACTTTTTACCCACATTTTATTCAATCAACTCATAAAGGAACTCAAATTGACTCTTCAAATTATGTTCGTTATTGGTGGAAAATAAAAGGGAAAGAATTATCTTTAAATGATTTAAAGTTATAATTTATCTTCAAACCTAACAGAGTGATTTTAGTTAGATTTTTATGTCTTGTCAACACTTGACACTCAAAAGTTGTTGATGTATGATAAAAAGGTCTTCGCAACTTTGTATCTTTGAGTTGCAAGACCCGTCCTGTGGTGGGGACGGATTTCAAGGTGGAACAACGGGGGTCTCTGACCCCTTTTTTTCTGTTATGATGAACGGAGTTCAAAAGCAAACCAGATGCCCGTAAACCTAGAAGTCAAAGGTTCTCTTGCCAAATGTCTGGCAACTGAGAACCTCATTATTGAACATAAGAAAGTTTCTACTGCAATGTTTGATGTGGACCGTCGTGTCCTAACTCTCCCCACTTGGGATAAAGCATCTGCGACTGTCTATGACCTTCTGGTTGGTCACGAAGTGGGGCACGCATTGTTTACAGATAATATTGACTGGACTGTAGAATATCCTGAAGTTCCTAAGGATTTTGTGAACGTTCTTGAGGATGTTCGTGTGGAACGTCTGATGAAGAAAAAGTATCCTGGTCTTTCTCGCACCTTTTATAATGGTTATAATGAACTGAATTCTGATGACTTCTTTTCTACCAAGGAAGAGAACCTGGATGAACTAACTTTCATTGACCGAATCAATCTTTACTTCAAGATTGGTGCATTTCACAACATTGCTTTCTCTGATGAAGAGAATGAGTTTCTGACTCGTGCAATTCAGACCGAAACGTTTGATGAAGTGCTGCAACTTGCTCGTGAAATCACGGAGTTTGTTCAATACAAACGTCAAAAGGTGGACTCTATGCCTACTCAAGGTGGTGGAGATGAAATGTCTGGTCCTGGTGGTGAAGAAGTAGAAACTCCTCAACAAAACTCTTCTTCTGAGGATGGAGAGAATGAGGATGGTCAGAATAAAACTAATCTTCAGCAAGACTCACAGGGTCAATCTCAAAGTGATGAAGAATCTCTTGGTGATGAGATGAGTAAGTCTATGGAAGCACCAGATGGTGGTGGTCTTGGTCAAGAAGCAAGTAATGAGCACAATAAAAATAATCAAGATGAACTGAAGTCCAAGACATCTCGTTCTTTTGATGAAAAGTCTCAAGACCTTGTGGACAAATATGCCCAGGAGACTCATTATGTGGAACTTCCCAAGATGAATCTTGAGACAATGGTAATTCCTAATGAATTCATTCACCGCAAGGCAAAGGAATACTATGAGATGAAAGGAACTTACGTTGCAGAATCATTCAAGGTTGCTTGTAATGAATACAATACCTACAAGAAATCAGCAGAAAAAGAAGTTTCTTATCTGGTAAAGGAGTTTGAGTGCAAGAAGTCTGCTGACCAGTATGCTCGTTCTAGTGTTGCTAGAACTGGTGTTCTTGATACGCAGAAACTTCATACTTACAAGTTTAACGAAGACCTGTTTAAGAAAGTTTCTGTAGTCCCTGATGGTAAGAATCACGGTCTTATCTTCATTCTTGACTGGTCTGGTTCAATGGGTGAATTCATTCTGGATGCATACAAGCAACTTCTAAATCTCATTTGGTTCTGCCGTAAGGTGAATATTCCTTTTGAGGTTTATGCTTTTACTCTTGATTGTCATTCTTATGCAGAACTTCAACCAAATCATCCTCCTGTCTATGAAAGGGTTGCAAATGTTCTATCACCTGAGAATTCTTTCCGTTTGATGAACTTCTTCACCAGCAAAACAAATAGTCGTGTTCTTGAAGAACAACTCAAGAATATTTGGGTTGCTTGTTACTTCTTTCAAAAGAAAATGGGTTCTGTTCCTCGTCATCTTGACCTTTCTGGTTCTCCTATTGGTGAATCTCTGATGGCACTACACTCTTTGATTCCTGATTTCCAGGCAAAGAATAAACTACAGAAGGTAAATGTCATCTTTCTGACTGATGGTGAGGGGTATCAGAATTCAGTGACAACTGAAAGAAAACTTGGAGATGGTACAACCAGAATTGGTCATACCAAACACTCTCGGACTTCAATTCGTGACCGTAAGACTGGTAGAATCTATCAACCTTTGAATTACGATAACTTCCCTTTGTATGCCAAAGTTCTTCTTCAGACAGTCAAAGATAAGTTCCCTATGGTGAATGTGATTAACTTCCGTATCACCCCTAGTCGTGATTTTTCAAACTGTTATCGTTGGTATGGTGGGGGTCAGTCTTCGGAATACGAAAAAATCAAAACTGATTATCGTAAGGAAGGTTGTGTTCAATTCAAGAACACTGGGTTTGACCAATTCAATGTGATTGCTTCTACTTCTTTGTCTCAAGATGAAGAGTTCTCTGTTCCTGAAGATGCTTCCAAAGCACAAATCAAAACAGCATTTGTGAAGATGTTGGGTAAGAAAAAGACTAACAAAAAACTTTTGAGTTCTTTTATTGGTCTTATTGCCTGACCACCTGGGGGAGTATTTATTGCTCCCCTTTTATAAATAACTAAAAAGGATTCGCAAGATGGACGCACAAGATTTTCGTAGTCTTCAAGAAGCATATTTGGAAGTCGTTAGTAATAATAATGAGTTGAGTGAAATGTCTTATAAAAAACTTCCTGTCGGCAAAATGATGAGAAAAGTTGAATATAGGGCAGAAAGAGAAGCAGATACGAGAGCAGATGCAGAAACAGCAGACACAACTGCTTTTATGAGTCATAATCGGGCATTAAGAGCGCACAAACGCGCAGAAAGAAATAAAGAAAGAAGCAATAGAATGATAAATGTTGCTGATACTCATAGTAAGAAAGCAGCAAAGGCAAAATCAAAACTTAAAAAAGAACAAGTAGACATCTACGACATCATCCTCTCACACTTACTTGATGAAGGATATGCTGAAACTCCAGAAGCAGCAGAAGCAATTATGGTGAATATGAGTGAAGATTGGAGAGAGAGTATTATTGGTTAAATACTTATGGAGAATGAAAACTCCTCGATTAATTTCAAGAGAAAGATCTTACAAAGAATTAAAGATCTTACAAATCACGGAAAGCACTTAGAAGCTTCCAAACTTTTCAACAAATACTTTGGAGACGACAATGGCAAGAATCGATTTACATAACTTCTTCAAGTTCTATGACGAGAAGAACCCTAATCATGTGAAAGCAGTTCAATGGTTAGAAGATAACCTACCAGTCAAGTATCTGGAAGATAACGTAGATTGGGCGGAGATCTACAGAGGAAAAAAGGGTAATGCGGCACCAGCATCAGCACCATCTGCTGCCGCTCCTGTAGTTGGTGGTGACGATATGCCTATGATGGGTCTTAAATTAATCAAAGAGTTTGAAGGATGCCATCTGAAAGCATATCCAGATCCTCTCACTGGTGGACTTCCAATCACAATTGGTTGGGGTTCAACCCGCAAGAAGGATGGATCTGCATTCCATATGGGTGATACTCTCACACAAACAGAAGCAGATGAACTTTTGATTGAACAATGCAAGAGAGAATTTCTTCCTGCACTTCGCAAAATTCCACACTGGAATGAAATGTCTGATGGTAAAAAAGGTGCCCTACTTTCTTTTGCTTATAATCTCGGTGCTGGTTTTTATGGTTCTGGTGATTTTAATACTATCACTAAGAGACTGAAGAATAAAGAATGGGACTTAGTTCCCGATGCTTTATATCTCTACAGAAATCCTGGTTCAAATGTAGAAGCAGGTCTTGCTCGTAGAAGAAAAGCAGAAGGTGAATCTTGGAAAAAAGGTTAACCCTATTCACAAAGGAAAATGACTACTAAGAAAAACGAAAATGCTATGGGACAACTAATTCGTATATGTATCTTGGGTTGGTCTGCTGCTCTTCTCACTGCAAGTTATGCGGGTACTCTATCTAAGATGGACCCAACTTTTATTGCTACAGTCTTCACTGCATCTGCTGCTACTTTTGGTATTAATACAATGAAGAAAGGTGGAGATGATGAAGATGAAAAAAAGCAAGAACCTAAAAGAGAGGAGTTTGTAGAAACTCCACCAGAACCACCTGCTCCTGAAGCACCACCAGAAACTCTTGAAGCAAGAGTGGAAGCACTGGAAACTAAAGTAGAAGATGGTGAAGGATTCGTTCAACCACGCACAGGAGCATAATGGCAAAATCAGCAAACAAAGGTAAGAAGGGTTCTTCTGGAGGAAAACAATCCAAGCAGAACCAGGGCAATGCTACAGCAAAGAAAGCAAAAAACGGTGGTAAGAAAAAATAATGTTACTAGAAATTTTAATTGCTGGTAATATTATAATTGGACCCAATTTATGTAAAGTTGATTTTATACACAATGGACATTTATATACGGTTGAATACAAATGCCAAGAGAATGGAACACTCCTAAGAGAGAATCGTGGAATTCCCCCATCCACAACATATTGAAAGCAATAGATAACCACACCCGTCTCCATATGGAGACGGGTGATTTTTGGCACGAAGAACAAGCACAAATTCTAAGAAAGTATGTTAAAGATTTAAAAATTTGGATTCACAAGCAAGAAGGTGTTTGGGATGAATGAATTTCCTTGGGGTGTAATTATAATTCTTTGTTCTGGTTTGATATTTACTGCCTATGTAATTTACTACATATTAAAGTTAGCATATTTGGAGATGAAAGATGAAACATCTGAGTCTGATCCTATCAATCACAAGTCTCACCATTAGTGGTGCTCTTTGTGTAGGTGCTTATATTACTTACCAAAAAGCACAAAAGATTTTGGATAATCCAGAAGAATTTGTTGGTGCTGTTGTGGAGAAGCAAGTCACTAAAGCATTTGATAAACTTCCTATTCCTAAGATAAATACTGAGAAGTTTAAATTACCATTCTAATGGATAAAGACCCATATATCTACAGAGTAAAACAGGTATTAAGAGTAGTTGATGGTGACACAATCGATGCGGACATTGATCTTGGGTTCGATATTTCTCTTACTAAGCGAGTACGCCTTAGTGGTGTTGATACTCCGGAAAGTCGTACAACCGATCTCAAAGAAAAAGCACTTGGATTAGAAGTCAAAGAATGGTTGAAAAAAAATCTTGATGGTAAAAAAAATATTCTCATTAAAACGGAACTTCCAGACTCAACTGAAAAGTATGGGAGAATTCTTGGAAGGTTATATGTTGATGATGTATGTCTTAATGATCGTATGATTGCTGAAGGATATGCTTGGGAATACTCAGGAGGAACCAAAGTGAAGGATTTTGCTTTACTAGAATCAAAAAGAAAGTCGAGCTGCTAATTTTTTAGCAATCTTTTTAGCGGGGGCAAAGAGAGGTTTAAATCTTTCTTTGCCTTCTTTTGTAAATTTATCTTTTATTACATCATCAATAATTATTTTATTATCAATCTCATAGAGAGCATTAATTTCAACTTGATCCCGAATGTATTGTTCTATATTAGTTACTTGTTCTACTAGACGAGTTCCTTCTGCAGAATATTCAAAGATATCAATATGACCTTCTTCTGCTAGAACATAATGTAGGACAGGTTTAACTTGTTTGATTTTAATTTTAAATTTGTTCTTGGTTGCTTCTTTGATGATTGGTTCTGCAGCATTCTTTAAAGCATTCAAAACTGTTGTAGATGCTATTGTCGCAGCAGTGGTTACTACTGCGACAGCACCAGCCGTAGCAACAAGAGAAGGGTCAGGTAAATTAATATCGACTCCATAAACACTAAAAGTGGGTTGAGGTTTAGTATCTGCTGGTATTTCAGCAATCGGCACTTGGGAAGGAGGAGTTTGAGTAATCTGATTCAGTTGAAGAGGTGGGGTAGTATCTGGAAGACCTCTTGGTTTTTCTTCCTTTAGATCTTCTTGTTTCTTTTGTTCTGCTCTCACTGCATAATCAAACTCTTCTTGTGTTGGGACATCAATTACTGGATAATTGATAGTCGTATCTGGCATATTAATAATTGGCATATCAACACTTGGTATCACAGATCGTTCTGCTTTCCTAATTACGGGAGGTTCTATTGTTGGAATAATTGATGGAGCATCAATCCTAGAAGAATTAATTTTTATTGGTTTTATTTCCATTTGCCACATCCTGTATTCTTGGATACTTCACTACTATATCAGCACATATTTTTGCATAAGGACTATCTGGATGAAATGAAATTCCATTCTTCACTGCCTCACCACACTTTAAAAGTCTCACAAGTTCAAAATCGAGTCTTGCTTTATCTGCTTCTGCTTGCTGTCTTGTAATTTCTACACGAGCTCGTGCCTTACAAAGTTCTTGTAATGAACCATCAAGAGGAAAATTAAAACCCAAACTCACTCCAAAGTTTCCACTATGAGATTGGTATGATGTTGGATCTTGACTTCCATTAAAACTTCCCAAAGAAAATGGGGCAATACTCATTGTAGGACCTTGACAAGAAACTCCATTGCCAAATGTATTCAAGGCATAAGGACCTTGAAGCACCTGAACTGCCTGGTTAGTTACATTACCAGTTGCAGATGCTGAAGGTCCCGCAATATTTGTATTGCTTGGTGCCTGTTGTGCAAAAGCAGAAGTTCCGATTAATATTATTGCGTAAAGACTGATATAGTATTTGCTATAGAATCTTCCGTAGTTTTTCTGTCTATCCATGTTTCCTTTGCCACTCCAGGAGTCAGATAAGTCTCACTAAATTGGAATGGAGCACCTTGAGTTTGAATTGTGTAATTCATACCAGGAGTAGGAGTTCCTGGTATATTAATATTGGTGCCAGTGACTGTGTAAGATGTCCCAGTTGTATATTCTATTTGTTTGATGACCTCAACCACTTCAGTGCGTGTTTTTGTTTCTGAGGTGATTGTCCCACTAGTGAAGTTGGGAGTTACTGGTCCAGCGTATGAGGGACACATAACTCCCAGAACTGCAACCAGTCCGAGAGTTATGTGTCTCATTTAAATACACTTAATTCGACGGATCTTTGTGCTGTTCCAGTGCTTCCAGGACCACCGGCAGTGATAGTAGCAACACCAGTAGGAGTTAAAGTGCCTGCAAGAGATCCTTTATCTCCACCTAACTGAGTAGTAGAGTTGCTATAAAGGTTGGGAGAAGCAATTGTTCCAGAAGCTGCCGACTGAGTGGTGACAACAGTATCTGCAGTAATTGATGTTTCTGAAAAAGTAAATGCTTGACCTGCCGTATTGACTTCATAAGAACTGGCAGTTCCAATACCGCCGAATGTATTTGCTTTAATATTTGTACCCGATACTGCATATGAGGCTCCAATTCTTTCTGATTGGACCACTGCCCCTTGAACGTTTAATTGTACCGAATCAGTGATTTTAGATGTGATTTCAGCAGCACTTGTAGGAATGGCAAAGAATAACGAAAAGGCTAATAGAAGTCTTTTCATTTTTCTATTTTATAGGACTAAAAGTATTTATCGTCACCATTTTTCATATTTAACTACTTGTGGTATGATATAAATAAGTCGAATTTATTAAATTTTATGACCGAACAACAGGAACATCTTGCAAATCTCGTAAAGCAAGCACAAGACCTATCTCTTGAATTGGAAGGATTGCAAACTAAGGCTACAGCAAAAAGAGAACTTTTTCTGAAGGTTCAAGGTGCGATTGAGTATCTTACCCAAATTGGTGTAACTCTTCCAGAACCAGAACCAGAAGAAATTCCACTTCCAGAAACAGAAGAACCTGAAACGGAAGAAGAATGAGGTTTAGTCCCCGAAAGGGGACTTTTTTATGACTTGACACCAGAACCAGACCGTAGTATGATAAATAGGTAAACAAATGTTAAGGATTCCTCATAATTCTTAACATTGTCAAACACCCGTTAACCGAGACCTATGGGTGTATAAGAACGTCTCTCATACCCACAATGGAGGGTGTTGTGGGATATACTGTAACCATCCAGTTCCCCCTGGACTTTTACTTACCCTTTTAAAACAAATGACTGCTTCAATCGCTTCACGCCGTTCTGGCGAAAATACCTGGGAACAATTTTGTAACTGGGTGACTTCAACCGATAACCGTCTTTATGTCGGGTGGTTTGGTGTTTTGATGATTCCAACGCTGCTTACTGCTGCTACTTGTTTCATTATCGCATTCATTGGTGCTCCTCCTGTGGACATTGATGGTATTCGTGAACCCGTTGCTGGTTCTCTAATGTACGGAAACAACATCATCTCTGGTGCCGTTGTTCCTTCGTCCAATGCAATTGGACTGCACTTTTATCCCATCTGGGAAGCTGCTTCCCTAGATGAGTGGCTTTACAACGGTGGACCTTTCCAACTTGTTGTCTTCCACTTCCTCATCGGCATCTATTGCTATATGGGTCGTGAATGGGAACTCTCTTACCGTCTAGGTATGCGTCCTTGGATTATGGTTGCTTACAGTGCTCCTGTTGCTGCTGCGAGTGCAGTTTTCCTGGTCTATCCTTTCGGTCAAGGTTCTTTCTCTGATGCAATGCCTCTGGGTATTTCTGGTACGTTCAACTATATGCTTGTGTTCCAGGCAGAGCACAACATCCTGATGCACCCCTTCCATATGCTTGGAGTTGCTGGTGTGTTCGGTGGTTCTCTGTTCAGTGCAATGCACGGTTCTCTGGTTACTTCCTCGCTGGTTCGTGAAACCACTGAGAATGAGTCTCAGAACTACGGTTATAAGTTCGGCCAAGAAGAAGAGACTTATAACATCGTTGCTGCTCACGGTTATTTCGGTCGTCTTATTTTCCAATATGCGTCCTTTAATAACTCCCGTTCACTGCACTTCTTCCTTGCTGCCTGGCCCGTTGTAGGCATCTGGTTCACTGCTCTTGGTGTGAGCACTATGGCTTTTAACCTCAATCGTCGGGGTCCCGTCCTAGCAATTTGACGGTAAACATCGGGTGAACTGCTGGAAGCCCTCCACAAATGGGTAATCAGCATCCAAGTCCAAAGTACACTTTGGAAAGGTTCAGAGACTACCTGAGGAGTTCAGTCTCCTTAATAACAGGAATAAGTGCCCGACATCCTAAACGGATGAAGATATAGTCCACTCCTTAAAGATGGTAAATTTAAGGGTTCAGTGTAACGGTTTCAACTTTAACCAATCTATCGTAGATAGTCAGGGTAAAGTTATTAATACTTGGGCAGATGTGCTCAATCGTGCAGGACTCGGAATGGAGGTAATGCACGAACGGAACGCTAGATTTGTTGGTGTTCTTGCTTAGGAATAAGCATTAGTAAAATCGGGTTAAACGGGGAAACTCTCTATGAGACAATCCCGTACCAAGTCAGAAAGGGTTTAAGTTTTCTGAAAGGTCTAACGACTAGGTGGTGAGTCCCAACAATAATCCACCCACGAATGCCCGACATCCAGAACGGATGAAGAGATAGTCTGAACTTACTAGTGATAGTAAGAAGTAGAGGATAAAGAACCACTACGATAACAAAATTGCACAACTTCCCACTTGACCTTGCTGCCGCAGAAGCAACTCCTGTTGCTCTTACTGCACCTGCAATCGGTTGATAAAATTGGAGACCCTTTACGGGTCTCTTTTTTTGTGCTATAATGGAGTTTAAGATTTTATAAATAGTTAAAAGATTAAACACCATAATGAGAACCACGAAGATTTGTAGAACCTGCACACAAGAACTTCCTATCTCTGATTTTAGAGAAGGTCGTAGAAGGTGTTTAAGATGTGAGGAAAAAACTTATGCTGAAAACTGGGCAAGTAAAACTCACATTACTTGCAACAAGTGTGGTGTAGAAAAATTGATTTCTGAATATTACAAAGGGCACAAAAGGTGCAAGGAATGTTATAGTAAAGACTATAAGGATAAGAAACCTTCCTTTGATGATAAGAAGGACTATATGTTGAAATATACTTATGGAGAAGATTTTGGACTAGACGAATATAAAAAACTCCTTCAGGAACAAAATGAAGTTTGTGCTATTTGCTTTAATCCAAATACCAATGGTAGAAAAGATAGTAATAGTCTTTATGTGGACCACGACCATAATACTGGTAAAGTTCGTGGATTGCTTTGTAGCAACTGTAATAGAATGCTTGGTCTAGTTGGTGATAATTTAAATACATTAAGTAGTGCAGTTAAATATCTACAAAAGCACCAATAATATGAGTCATAATACCCAAAACGAACCTATACCTAACTGGATAATCTGGGCAGGCATAGGACTTATGATATTCACAATACTTTGCTTTGTCTTACTAACTGTTGGGATGATTTATGAATGAGCAAAAGAATAAATAACTAAAAAGTATCTCATAAGATGGACTCACAAGAACTTCGCAATCTTCAAGAAGCATATATGGAAGTTGTTGAAAATCAGAAACTTGATGAAGAAATAACTCCCGAAAGAAGAACACAATATAAAAGAGGTCTTAAAGTTAGACAAACAAACCAAGAAACTGGTTTTGGTAAAGGAAGACCAAGAAAAAGAGCAACCTCACCACAACCAGGAGCACAACATTATAGAAAAGGAATGACGCAATCTCATCGTGATACTATGAGAGATGCTGCGAGAGAAGAAAATCCCGAAAGACCAGAAGGTAGTGGTTCTCTTCCAAAGGGTAAAAAGTTAGAAAGACAAAAGAAAACAGGTGTAAGTGCTGAAAGTTTTGATATTTACGACATCATCCTCTCACATCTTCTTGATGAAGGATATGCTGAAACACCAGAAGCAGCAGAAGCAATTATGGTGAATATGAGTGAAGATTGGAGACAGAGTATTATTGGTTGAGTATAATGTGATATAATACGTAGGAGACCTGTGAAGGTCTCTTTTTTTATGAGCAATAATACTCATTGACCTCTTTTGTAAAGTATTGTAAACTAAATATGAGAAATACTAAAAGGAGGATTGATGGTATCTTCATCACTTTCATTACCAAACCAACAACGAAGTTGGTTTGATTTACTTGATGATTGGTTGAAAAGAGATAGGTTTGTGTTTATTGGATGGAGTGGTTTACTTTTTATGCCTTGTGCTTACCTAGCATTAGGTGGATGGTTTTCTGG